CACCAAGAACGAAAGTTCCTAACCCACACACGACCATAGACAATTTGTCAATCTTCTTTAGCATACGTTTCATCTTGACATACATAAGAACCTTGATCATCCAATTTGCTAAAGTCGTCGGTATCAACTCATCAACGGCAACATCTATAACTGAATCAAGAGTGCATCCTGAGTAGAGTATTCTGACAACAGCTTTACCATAAAAAGATACAGCCATCGTTACAAAACACATAAAACTTGCGTAGTTACTCAAAAAATGATCAAACATATAAGAGACAAAAAACAACAACAGATAACAGCTAAAAGCTATCAAATGAAAGTTGCGATTGACAAATAAAGCGATTGCGTTTTGAACGACAACGGATTGATAAAGTGTGAAGTTAGCATATTTTGCTCCAGCTCCAGCAAGGATTCTCGTCTCTTCCCTTTGAGCAGCATCACATCTAGGTCCAAAATCTATCATTTTAGGAGGCATTCCACTGTAATGTAAAGACATAGCCACACCGCACGAACACTTATCAGACAATCTCAACAATTCAACTGACTGTTTTGCAAAGTGAGTTTCACATCTTTCCTCTAGATCAGAGAAAAATTGATGCAAGTTTACTTCTATGGTATTAGGCTTGCTTTCAAGAGAAAATCTCTTACCGTCAGTACGAACATCTAAATATTCGACTCGAGTCATAGCAGAACGCACAGCTGGAGTAAGAGCTTCCAACTTTCTAAAATCATTAGAAATTTCTTGTTTGAGTCCATCTCTAACCTTGAGTTCAAGTAAAATACCAGCAGAAAGTCTTCGCGACAACTTTTCAGTATCAGCATGACACAAAAAGGATTTGAAATTAGTAGAAATTACCACAACTTCAATCTTATTGTGAACTCTCTTCTTGTTTTCGATAGATGCAGATTTGAATGTGAAAGGGGCAGTATCTAAAATCTTTTGCAAGAATAGATCCAGTGGTACCAAATCTTGTGTGACAGATTGTGAGTGATTGTCATTTACGTCATTGACAAAAACTGCTTTAACCTCATCATTAAATATTGATTCAGCTGGATACTTATCATCTAAATTAACACTCGCCATATCTCCACTCCTTCTGGAGATTCCTCTCTTCTTCAATATGGTGTCTATAATTTCAACACACATAGTTGTTTTACCAGCACTAGGTCTGCCAAACAACAGGAAGAACATCGGAACAATTCTCTTCATGTTAGCTTCTCTGTAAGAAACATACTCCTTATGTAACTTGGTAAGTCTAAGAAATATGCCATTCTCATGTGAACTAAGATTAGTCATATTGATCATATCATCGAGAACAAGAGATGCTCTGGCAATAAAATTGTCAGCAACATCATCTTCAACACCCAAATGATCAACATGTTCCAACTCTCTAATCAAAATCTTAGCTTTCTTAACTGCACAAATTCGAGAATACTTCTTCTTAAATTCAATGAACTCATCATTGAAACTTCTCTCTTCTGGCATCAAAGTAGATTTGTTCACAAATGATTCCACTAAAGTTTCACATTGTTCAGAAATCTCATTAGCTTCTTCATCAGATATAACTGACAAATCAACTGATTTGATTCTAACATGCAACTTTCTAACCAATATGGCATCAGATATACGAAACATTGATGACAAGTTTGACCAAGTAGTAAATCTTGTAATTGAGCCATAGACTTCTTTCACAAGACTAACTGCATTTTTCAAAACATCAGTTTCTACCAACATCACCAATGGTGGAAATCTCTCACAGAAACTCCTGAATATGAATGTAGATTTAAAGATCTTGCTTGATAACAATGAAGTCACAAAAGATGTGAAAACTCTCCAGACTTCACTCTGAGCAAATTTCTCAGGTAAAATCTTCCCAAGAAAATCAAATTTCTGTTCATCTTCATCATTGGCTTCAACAATGTCTTCTACATTGGCTTTGAGCATGTCAAAGTAGATCTTAAAAGTCTTAGTATACTTTTCTTGTGATAGATATAACAGGGAACCTGCTACATCTTGCCTCACAAGAAAGTTAACCATAGACGCTATATCTATAACATTTTGACAACTTTCACCATCTTTAACCAACATTATGTCAGCTATCAACTTGTTGAGATTGTATGTGTGATTGGGGAACGCAGTGTTCCACAACATGTGCACAATAACCGTTCCAGGAAAAGTGACTCCATATACGAATCGTACGTACATGAATATAACAAATCCTGCAAATTCTTGTCCTTTATCTTTCCAATTAGATGAAGCAGCCATTTTATAAGCAACTTCACCAAAGAAAATATGAGGGCCAAAAAGATAGGTCACAATCTCTTCGAGAACAACAGCTGTATATACTCCTAAATACAAAGGATTGTCCAAGTCATATACAAACATTTTCCACAGGTGTCTATACATTCTCTTATAGACACCTAAATTCTCCCATCTCTGCTTAAAGTTAACTTGTATAGTGTTTCTGAAATAAATCATACACACCAAAAGCCAACTATACAAAGTTGAAATAAGATACAATGGATCTGTATTGCCCTGCAAAGCAACTCCTATGAAATTGAAAATTGAATGAACGAAAAATCCTTCTTCAAATTCCAAGAAATCAGTAAGAGTATGCATGACAACAGCAGGTATTCTGTACATGAGAGGAACACCTTGCTTCAAGTAATCTGCCATTTCAAGAATTCCAAAAAGGAATCCTGAATAAGGTAGAAACCTCGAAGCTCTTTCTTTCACAACTTCTTCCATGTATGGTACACACATACAAATGAACCAACCAGCTCCAATATAAACTGGTATGAATCCACTCAGTGGTAACATAATAAAAATAGGCACAAATACTAAAATTGTTAAATTATCGTACTTGAACCTTTCTTCAGGTATTTCTCCGTATGGACCGAAAGCCAAAATGGCCTTATGATCACAAGCTCTGTTATACAGAACATGCAAAGCAATGGCCAAATGTAATGGAACGAAATCAGTTAGAATATGTAAAAGTAGTGGTAAAATTCTAACTTTAATCTCTGATCCATGACTACAGTACATACAAAATTCAAGAAGTCCAAACAGCAAGCCTGCGTAAGTAACGTATTCACGCAGACCTTGCTTAAAGAACTCCTCAAAAATAGGAAGTACTATCCATTCTTCAAACTTGAATTCAGCCTTGATAAATCTAGTACTTGTCATGACTTTGCACACAAAAGTGAATGCATCATCTGAGAGTACAGGATTCTCAAGTTTCATCAGCTCTCTGACATCTGAGAAATTTCCATCTCTCAAGAGTTCGAACAATGCTTCCTCTGCCGCATACTTTTCACAAAATATTGGAAAAGGAAACACTATTTCTCTCTCTCTCACCATAAAAATTGTCTTCTTCTTGCCAAATTTGGACAACAAAGAAGGTTTATTTTTCTTTTGCAAAGCAAAAGCTAAATTGATATTTTGAGATCTCTCTGATTTAATCAATTTAACGTCATGCCTTCTCAACTTTGCAGAATTGTATTTGAAAATCGTACACGGAGATGAAACTTCGTGAAAATTTCTCCAAAAAACTTTTTCTGCAAAAGTCGCCTTTCTTCTACAACACCACAACAACATTAAGTCTTCTGTAAACATCAGAAAGAAAAAGAAGATATTAACAATGTTATATGCATCAATCATCCACACAAACAAGTTAAGAGCAATTCTTGCAAAATGAACACTGAAAAAACCGTATTCATCTCTATATAATTGCCAAAACAAAAGTTTTGGATGAGTGACATCTAGCACAGTGAAGATATAGTAATTGGCTGAAAAACACA